TCCAGTCGCTGCAGCTACTGCAGTGTTTCTTGTCTACCCCTTCGGTCAAGGTTCTTTCTCTGATGCAATGCCTCTCGGTATCTCCGGCACGTTTAATTACATGCTGGTCTTCCAAGCTGAACACAATATCCTCATGCATCCTTTCCATATGTTGGGAGTTGCTGGTGTATTTGGGGGTAGCTTGTTTAGTGCTATGCACGGTAGCCTTGTCACGTCTAGTCTTGTACGTGAAACGACTGAGGACATGTCTCAAAACTATGGCTATAAGTTTGGACAAGAAGAAGAAACTTACAATATCGTAGCAGCACATGGCTACTTCGGACGCCTCATCTTCCAATACGCGAGTTTTAACAACAGCAGAAGTCTGCACTTTTTTCTGGCTGCTTGGCCTGTTGTTGGTATCTGGTTCGCTGCTCTTGGCGTGTCTACGATGGCTTTTAATCTTAACGGCTTTAATTTTAACCAGTCCCTTCTTGATAGTCAGGGACGTGTTGTTCGTACTTGGGCCGACATCCTTAACCAAGCGAACCTGGGATTTGAAGTCATGCACGAGCGCAACGCTCACAACTTCCCTTTGGACCTTGCTTCTGTTGAGGCAACTCCTGTCGCCCTTAGCGCCCCCGCTGTAGGGTAAACCTAGCAATGCCGTCCGTTCATCCCCACAGTGGGACGCATGTCACCTAATCATGGAACGGGGGTTAGGTACTTTCATTCAGAACAATGACTCAAGTTGAATTGGATGCCCGTGTTCGGGAGCAACAGGCTGCTGCAAAAGAAGCCAAGCTTAAGTATCGCGGCATTGCTTACAAATCACACGCTACTAAATTCTAAGTAGCACGGGAGTCAGGCACCTCAGAGTCGGACCTGGCTCCTCTTGGCGTTGGCCCTTACGAGGACACCCTTCGCCGTCTAGACGGTGGGAAAGACCACAATAAAAACTTAATAACTCTGAACGTTCAGAGAGTCGATAAAACAACTCTCTTTAAAACAATGACTTTTCAATCTGCGGTGAACCAAGCGCAACTTACTGCGCCTGGTGCACTTAATGGCGCTATCGCTGATACTAGCGAACGCCGCGCTCTTTACCTTAAGCTTTTCTCTGGTGAGATGTTTAAGGGTTTCCAAAACAATACGATCGCTCGTGATCTGGTTATGCGCCGCACCCTCAAGGGTGGTAAGAGCCTCCAGTTCATCTACACGGGTCGCACTAAGGCTGAGTACCACACTCCTGGTAACAGCATCCTGGGTGATACCAACAATGCACCCCCGGTGGCTGAGAAGACCATCACCTGTGATGACCTGCTGATCAGCTCGGCTTTCGTGTACGAACTCGATGAAGTTCTTGCTCATTATGACCTGCGTAGCGAGATCTCCCGTAAGATCGGTTATGCTCTGGCTGAGAAGTATGACCGCCTGATCTTCCGTCAGATTGCCAAAGGTGCTCGTCAAGCTTCCCCTGTTAGCAAGACTGGGTATGTTGAGCCCGGTGGTACTCAGATTCAAGTTGGTACGACTGCTGACAAAGCTTATGACGTTAATGCTTTGGTTAACGCCTTCTACGACGCTGCTGCTGCAATGGACGAGAAGGGTGTGTCTGGTGATGGTCGTGTTGCCGTCCTAAACCCCCGTCAGTACTATGCCCTGATTCAGGGTATCGGTAACACTGAGATTGGTGGTTATCTGGTCAACCGTGATGAGCAAGGTACTGCCCTGCAGTCCGGTAAGGGCATCATGGAAATTGCCGGTATCAAGATCTACAAGTCCATGAACATTCCGTTCCTGGGTAACTACGGTACTAAGTACGGTGGTGGTACTGGTGTGACCTCTCCTGGTAACACTGGTAGCTTCGTGGGTAGCGATACTGAATTGGAAGCTGGCACTGTTAGTTCCGCTGCTGGTCCTCGGAACAACTACGGTGCACAAGATGCATTCGATGCTTCCTGTGGTCTGATCTTCCAACGTGAAGCCGCTGGTTGTGTGGAAGCTATTGCTCCTCAAGTTCAAGTCACCTCGGGTGATGTCTCCGTGATTTATCAGGGCGACGTGATCCTGGGTCGTCTTGCTATGGGTGCAGATTTCCTGAATCCTGCTGCTTGTGTTGAGCTGTACGCTGGTGCATCTGCTGATGCTGCCTTCGGCACTGCTTATCCTTCCAACGTTTCTTGATAACTTTTAGTATCAAATATGGGAGCCTCTTCGGGGGCTCCTTTTTTTTAATTCCTTATTGAGAATTAGTCTTATTATCAATTATGCCTTACTCAACCACTGGCTCCAACACTGAGCTACAAGCTGTTAATCAGATCCTGGCGTCAGTTGGTCAGGCTCCTGTAAACTCTTTAACGACTGAAGAAACTTTTGTCTTAGAAAAAACAGATAGTTTTGTAGGTTCTATTAGCGGCACCACCCTTACTACTGAAGAAGCTAACATCCCTGTGGGGACGTACATCTCTGGTACTGGTGTAACTAATAACACTTCTATTGCTACCGCAGGTGTTGCTCAAGGTACCGCACCTGAAACCTATGAATACACTGTTAATATCTCTCAGACTGTAGCTAGCATAACTATGCTAAAGTCTGTTCTTTCTTATAAAGTTGAAACTCAAACCAACCCGGACGTTGCGATTGCGTACAATACGTTACTTGAAGTTTCACGGGAAGTACAATCAGAAGGCTGGTCTTTCAATAGAGAACGAAACTATACTGGTCTTCAACCAGGCACTGGTAATAAAATTCAAATTCCTAATAATGTTATCCAAGCAGATCTTAGTCAAGACTACGCATCTAACTTGGGCCGTAATGTGGTAAACCGTGGTGGTTACCTTTACGATACTATTAAACACTCAGATGTTTGGGATACTGGTGAAACTATTTACTTGGATATTCTGTGGGAATGGGACTATACCTATATTCCTCAACCTATTCAAGATTACATTGTAGCCAGGGCATCCTCTATTATGTGTAGTAGGACCGTTGGTGATCCTAATCAGTACCAAATGCTGCAACAACGTGAAGCGTATACAAGGGCTATGGCTCTTGAATATGAGTGTAATCAAAACGACTTGACCATTTTTGGTTCTCCAAAAGATGGTAATTATTATCGTAGCTATCAACCATTTAACGCACTGTACCGATAATGCCCGCAGTAACTCAACTGACACCTAATTTTCTTGGTGGTGTCTCTAAACAAAATGACAGCAAAAAATTAGAAGGTCAGGTATCTGAGTGTATTAACGGGTATCCTGATCCTACCTACGGTCTTCTTAAAAGACCCGGTATGAAGTATATCGACAAACTAAAAGATAGTCTTGGAGCACCTTTTAATAAAACTGCTCTAGATGGTTCTATTTGGTTTTACATTGATCGTGGTACAGCTGGTTCCTACGTTGGTGCTATTAAAGGTAGTAACATTTATGTGTGGACCCAAGATGGTACGTGGTGTACAGTAACTAATACTGGTTCTAGTTATTTGACTGGTACATCTTCAGACGATTACCATTTCCGTAGTATCCAAGACATCACTGTTATCACTAACAAGTCGGTAACTGCTGCTATGCAAGCTTCAGGTACTTATGTGGCTGGAGCCGTTGCTACACTGAAACTACTGAATCTTGTATCTACTTACGACTACACTGTCACTATTCAAGGTAGTTCTTCAGTCTCTACCTCTCAGAACGCCACAACGTTCGATGATATGCTGCTGTACGACAGTGGTAGTGTCAATACCAATCACCACATGGTTGATGATATAGTTAATACCATCACTACTCAACAAGGTGCTGCTAATGCTGATTTCAATGGTACTTGGTGTATTGAAGGATATACTAATAGTCTTGTCATTAAACGCTTCTACGATTCAGTCACACCTGCTAACACTCCTAATCAAATCCTAACTAGTTACGAAGATACTGATCCTGCGTACGCTTCTGCTACGTGGAAACCTCACCCAGCTTCATTCACTATTGAAGCTAAAGGTGGTCTGAATAACGACGCTTTGGAAGTGTTTGAGGATGATGTAGTCAACGTATCTAAACTTCCTGCTGAGTCTTACCACGGACATCACGTTACTATTCTGAATAGCGACACTGATGCCGACGATTATTATGTGGAGTACGCTGCTTATAACAGTCAAAAAGGTAGGGGCTACTGGAAGGAAACCTTAGCACGTGATGTGTCTCCTGGTTTGGATGCTGCAACCATGCCGCACGAACTAGTTAACACTGGTGCTACTACGTTTACCTTTGGTCCTATCAACTGGACTGGTAGGCTTGCTGGTGATAATGTAACTAATCCAGAACCTTCTTTTATTGGTTACCCTATCAATGCTACGTTCTTCTACAGCAACCGTTTTGGTGTGTTGTCAGAAGACAATATCATCTTTGGTGTAGCTAATGACTCGTATAACTTCTTTGCTAAATCAGCTCTGACACAGATTGATTCAGATCCTGTTGATTTGAACGTGTCAAGTATCAGACCTGTGCAGTTGACTGACGTTCTACCGTCGCCACAAGGCTTGATTCTCTTTAGTCAACGTCAACAGTTCCTAGTTTTTACCACAGATGGTAGCATCTTGACTCCCAGTACGGCTACTGTTCGGGCTATTTCTAACTATGAAATGGATCCTAACATCTCCCCGGCTGATGTCGGTACCTCTGCTATTTTTATCAGTAAGGTACCTGAGTACAGTAAAATCTTTTCTATTCAACTACAAGACGTTCAACAGAACCCTATTGTTGTTGACATCAGTAAAGTTGTTTTAGAGTGGATTCCTGATACTATTGATGAGTTAGTAGTTAGCCCACAAAACTCACTTATTATCCTTGTTGATAGAAGCTCTTCTTATTTGTATCTTTTCCGTTTCTATAACAACGGAGAGAAAAATCTATTTGAAGCTTGGACTAAATGGCAGGTGACTGGTACGATTCACGCTGCTGATATTCTAAACGATGAACTAGTCCTTGTTATTCAACACGAAGACGAGTACACTTTCCAATCAATTACTCTTGACGAAACCCCCACTGGATCAGTCACTGCTACTGCTTCTAGTACCGACGGTAACGCCTGCCTAGACTTTGCTACTAGACCTACCTCACCCGGAGGTGGTGTGGATGCAGTTGTATACGATGCATCTAGTGACAAAACTAAAATCTACATTCCATACACTCCAATTAGTAAAAAAGAGGCAACAGTCTTGGTTGCTAAACCATCCACGGATGAAGGCTATTCTTTTAAGGCTATGCCTCAAATTGAGAGTGGTACTAACTATTACTACTTTGAAGTGTCTAAAGATTTGACTGAGTTTGCTGATGGTATGGTTGTGGGTTATGGTTATAATTTTGAAGTAACTCTACCAACGTTCTACTATCGACGTAATGAGACTACCACAGACTACACCGCTAACCTTACGGTTGCTAGAGTCAAGGTAGCAGCGGGCAGAACAGGCGCTCTTACTTTTAAAACACGTCTTGGTAGTTCTAAAGAGTGGGTTGAAGTAAAAGAAGTTACCACGATTAACGACTACTCTGCAACGGGTAACCCTGTTAAATCGTCCTATCTATTCATCGTACCTATCCATCAACGTAACACTAATTTCGAACTTAAAGTGACAAGTGATTTTCCATACCCTGTATCGTTGGTGTCGATGATGTGGGAGGGTAACTATTCACCTCAATTCTATAGGAGGTCTTAATGTTTGAATTTAATCCAAAAAACAATAGTCTCCTAGATGATCAGCTGGCTGAGTCAGGCTTGGAGATGAATATCTTCGGCATTATAGCAGGTGTTGCAGGTATTGCTAGCGGTATTATTGGTTCTCAACAAGCATCTCAACAAAACTCTCAAGCTCAAGCTAATTACGAAGAGCAGAAAAAAGCGGCTGAAAAACAAGCCCGTTTAACTAACGAATACAATAAAAGGGTATTTGCTGCTGATAAAGCTAATTATTATGCTCAGCGTGAGTATGAGTGGGATACTGCTGTTAAACAGTGGCAGTACAACTCAGAGATTCAGGATTACCAGTACGCACAAACCGCTAGGCAATATCTCAGCTCTGTTGAAAACACACAACAGCAGCTTACTTACAATAGTGTAGCTGCTCGTGAAGCTCAAGAACAAGAACAAGCATCCCTTGCTGAAATTCTAAATAGTGCTGCTTTCCAACAGGAAGGTATGATTATTGAAAGTATGCAAAGGGAGGGACGTGCAGCTCTCCTGCAAGCAGGTGGTTCCCGTGCTAAAGCTCTTCAATCTACTATTGCAGAACAAGGTCGAAACGCTGCAATCCTTAGTGCCAGTCTAATAAGTGCTGGTATGCAATCACAACGTAATATGCGTGACATTGAAATGGGTCGTTATGCTGATGACCTCAAAGCACGTAACGCAATGATGATTAAACCTGAACGTCTGCCTGATATCCCAACACCTATCGCGCCACCTGAGCGTGTGTTTGTTGAACCTATGGAGGCGACTGCTGCATACATTCCTGCACCTATTCAGCAAAGCACCTTTGCACCTATTGTATCTGGAATTTCCTCTGCGGCTGGTTCCTTTGCTAAAGTTGATTGGAAAACAGGGAACTTTAAATAACTATGGCACGTATTCAATATCAAAGAGCCGCTAAGGCTGGTGGATATCGTCCACAACAGGTTGACGAGCGTAACATTGCTCGGATGAGGGAAGAGACAGCACGTCAAATTGAAGGTATGCGTCAAGCAGCCAACGCTGAGATTGAGTCTCGGCGTGACGTTGCACGTGCAATGAAGGAAAACGCTGCTTACACTAAAGGTGCAGAAGAGCGTAACTTCCAAATTCAAACACAAAACACTAATCGAGAAATTGCTGGCTTACAAGCCAAAGCACAAAGAGATGTAGCTCAGTATAATGCTAACGCTAAAGCTACCCAATCAATTTTTGAAAGCATTTCCTCACTTAGTAAAGCTGCTAGTGACATTGCTGAACAAATTCAAGAGGCACAAGAAAAAGAAAGACGTAAGGAGGAGAAAAAGCAAGCCAAAAAGGGTAAAACTCCTGCGGATATAGCAGCTGAAAATACTGCTAAAAAATGGGATCTTTCAGTAATAAGTGCTAATCAGACGGCTTCTATTAACACAGCAGTTGCAAATGGCAGCAGTGAATACGTTGGTGAAAAATTAAAAAACGAAGCAAACCAAGCAGTTGCACTTGATATTTCTGAAGGTGGTATTTATCAACTTTTTAATAACCGTTATGAAGGCCCGCTACGTCAACGTCTTGATCTTGTTGAGCAAGGGCTAGGACGCCGTTTAGAACCAGAAGAGTATATCCTTGAAATTGATAGGTATAGAGGGGAGGTAAGCGAAGCCCTAGGCTTAGATAATTATGATGAAGAATTTTTACGACCTGCTTTAGAACGTGCTGACGCAGTTGAACGGAACCTTATTGCTGCTAGACAACGAGAGTTTATTCAAAGTTCTAAAAACAACCGTAGAGAAAGAGCTTTAGGTAATCCTTTAAATGCTAGTCCCGAAAATTTTAATCGGGTTCTTCTTAACTCTTACGTTGAAGTTTTAGACACTAATGGTGGTGATAGGACTAAAACTTGGGATGATTTTCAAAACAAAGTTTTTAATCAAACTGACGGAAAGGGTAATTTTATTATCCCTATTGAACAAATAGCTCAGTACCCTATCTATACAGAACCGGGTAAAGCACCTGAATTGTTTGGCGAAAAATTTAAAAACACCCGTTTTGCAGATATTTTACAAGAACGGGTTAAAATTCAAAACCAACAACGTCAACAACAGATCCAATCCGATAAGCTCTCTGAAGCAGAACTAGAGGATACTTTAGCACAAGCAGTGATGGAGAATCCTACAGTTGAGCGTCTTGAAGAAGCTCAGCGAATGTTTGTCGCTACTGCTTTGAGGGAAAGTCCTAAACTGGCTGTCATTGAGAAATCTCTGACCTACACCGCACAACACAAACAGAACATCATTAGTGCTGTCACAAAACTCCGTGACTTTGAACTAGTTCCTGAAATAGTTGCTGCTGCTAAGGCAGCTGACCCTATTAAAGGTAAAGCAATTGAAGATCGAGCCAACGCTTACAATGCTAAGTGGAAGAGTGAAAGCTACAAAGATTCTGTTAAATCAGTAGAAACTGTTGTCTCCGGTACCACCTCCTTTGGTACGACTAAAGCAGCTGAAGCTGGTGCACTGCCTATGATTGCTAATCTCAAAACTGAACTGCGTAATCGTACTGCTATGTACGAACCTACTTTAGGTTTTGAAGCAGCGCACCAAAAGGCAGCAGGTGAACTTGCTAACGAATATCGTAATGGGTATCGTAACAAGGACAGTAAATTCTACCGAAAGGTGAGTCGTAATGGTACAGTCTCTTATCCTAACTTGCCTGTGGGGAATGTCTCCGCAGCTGAGCAAACCAAACGAGACATTACTGATCTCCGAACTTCCGTCAAAACCTTAGGGGTTGAAGGAGTTCTGAACACTCCTCTCTCAGTGACTTCTGCTGAAAGGTTAGAGTACATTAAGAACAATTTCTATAAGGATGATTTTAAACCTACTCCCAAAGAGATTGCCTTTGTTGGTATGACAAACGGGATGCCTTTGCATGAAGCATATAATCGTTTCTATAAAGCAAATGGTGATTCCTTCCGGTTGAATTCTCCTCTTCGTCTTAATGGACAAGAAGTAACCTTGACCCCAGAAGATCAAAAAGTATTAGGTGATCCGACCAAAGGTCCGCAAGCCAAACTAGCTGTTATCAACAGGATCCTTAATCCTGGAATGTTCCAATCTGCTGCTACTATGCGAGCAGGTTCTCCGTTCCTTGTCTATACCTCTGGTAACATTGGTCCCACTTCGACTGGTCAACACCTTGACGTTAAACAAGTTGGTGGTGGTCAATTCCCCACTACTGCACTTGATGAATACATTGAAGTAGATGATCCTGAACTAGGTGTAGTTCCGCTGAGTCAAGTTCCTATTACTGGTGACTTTGCTAGCCACACTGCACGAGGATCCCACGGCATTGACTACGGTCTTTACGAGGGTACTAAAATCTACGCTAAGAATGGTGCACGTGTTATCAGTAACACCCCCACTGAACATGGTGACAAACTTCTGATTCAACTACCTAACGGTAAACAGTACACCTTTTTACACGGCACAGCCGCTAAATAAGTATGAACTATGATATTGAAGAGGCGTTTAGGTTAGATCCTGGTGAGACTGACATGTCAGCTGAACTGCAGGCAGAAGCTGCTATTGAGCAGCAACTCGCTGAGCAGAATCAAGTTGAAGCACAACAAGTCGAAGCAGAAGCCGCCCCCACGGGGGTTCAACAAGCGCCTCAACAATCTGCACCTTCTACGGAAGGTGAAATGAAAGATCAACAATTCCCTTGGGAAGAAGGTTACGATCTAGGTGACTACGCTCGTAATACCTTGGAGAGTGCATTTGCACCTGCCACCGGTATGCTTGACTTCGGTGTTGATGTTATTAACAAATTCACCGGGCAACAATTTCCTAAACCTACTAAGTTTGAAAATGAAGTAGCACAGTCTGTCAGGGAACTCTCTGCAGTTGTGCTGCCTACCATTGGTCTTACCCGTTTGGGTATGAAAGGAGGAGTGGCTGCACAAGGTCGTGTTGGCTGGTCCTTAGGTGATACTGCCTTCATGAAGTTTATTGGTAGTCGTGGTGTTGAAGCTGCTGCTGGTGTCGCTGTTGGCGCTGTCAGCAGTGAATACACAAGCGACAACCTTACAGGTACCCTGAAACAGAAATGGCCTAAGACCTATGATTTCATTCCTGATAGTCTTGCTACTTTGAAGGAGAACTCTCCTGATGAGAAACGTGCCAAGAATATCTATGAAGATCTTGGTATGGGAACCGTCGTTGACATTGGTCAAGGTGTGGTTAAGTTTGTTGGTGCTCTGGCTAACGCAGCTGCTAGCTTGCGTAAGTCTAACCGCCTTGTCGGTGAAACTGCAGAAGCACGTAAATGGCTTGAAGGAAACTCACCTAAACCTACCTCTGCTGATCCCGAAGAAGCAGTTATCGAATCTGCTTTGAAGCGTGAAGATGCTTTGGATGAAATTGGTTATTACAACCTTTCTGAAAATCCAAACCTTGATCAACGTATCAAAGGCGTTCACGACATGTTTGACTACACTGAACTTGGTGTTCGTAGTGTAGACGACTTTGGCGTCGTGGGTGCTGCTATTGACTCTGCACGTATTGCTAAGAACTTAGACACTACTTACGGTCGTCTTGGTAATATGCTTTCTGAACCTGCTCTCAAATATGCTTTGAAGAGTGGTGAGAATGCTCAAGACATCGTTCTTGGTCTTGCCGATCAACTGCACAAAGCCGGTCCTATCGGTATGGAAGGTGCTTCTGGTTGGAAGGTTACCTTTAACGACGTACTAGATGCTAACGAGAATCTTGCTATTCAGTTGTTCGATCCTCGGATGACTAAGGCTGAGGTTCGTATGGTTCTTGAACCGTTCATCACTCGTGATGCTTCTGGTAAAGAGATCCTTGCAGAAGAAGGTTTTGCTATGGCTGCTAAAGCTCTTCGTGGCTTTGGTAGTGAGCTTACCAGTATGGACGTTGCACGTGCTCAATCACTCCTTGCTGGCTCTCTCAGTGGACGTATCTCCGACCTTGCAGAAGGTGCACGGATGATGGAAGGTACTGCTGCTGTTAAAGAAGCTCAGGACAAGATTATTGATCTGATGCAGTACATCACCCAGCTATCTGGTTCTGCTAAGTACTACAAGAACCGGAAGATGA